ATCGGCGCCCACATGTTCGACTTTCTCATCAACAGCTTCAAAGCGGCGTGGGATTGGATCGCAAACAAGTGGAACACTCTCGGGTTTACTCTGCCTGAGATTAGTTTGGGCCCGGTCCATTTCGGCGGCTACCACATCGATCTGCCGCACCTACCGACGTTCGCCCTCGGTGGCACCGTCCCCGGCCCTATCGGCGCTCCGCAGCTCGCCATGGTGCATGGTGGTGAGGAGATCACGCCGTGGCGGGCCGGCGGCTCACAGGGCGGTGGAAGCGGTGTCACTGTGAACTTGATCGTTCAGGGCAACGTCCTCGACGGGACGCAGTTGATCGAGATCGTCCACAACGGTCTGCTCTCCAAGCAGCGGCGCACCGGGGACCTCGGGTTCCTGGCGTCGTGATGGACACTCACCAGGTTCACCTCAACGAAGGCGACATCCTGTACCTGCAGCTTGTCGTGCGCGACGGGAAGCTCGAGGCCACTTTCCTCTCTGTGAACGGTGTTCAGTTCGAACAGCCCGAGGTCGCCGGCGAGCTCCTCGGCGGCGCCGCATCGAAGAGGCCGACGCTGCGGGCCGTGTGACGGTGTCTCTCCTCACGCTGCTCTCTCGTTCGATCACGGCGGACCCATCCGACCCGTTGCAGCTCGTGGTGCAGCTCGAGATGATGGACGGGACCTGGCGGGACATCTCGGCCGATGTGATGTCGGGGTCGATCACCCGGGGGAAAACCAGGGAGTTAGACCAGTTCACCGCCGGGACCTGCACGCTCCTACTCCGCAACGATGATCGCCGCTACGACCCGAACCACACCTTCGGGACGTACTGCCGGCTAGGTGGAGCTACGCAGACAAGGGTTGTGACCGTCAATTCTTCCGGGTTCGACCCGACCAGCGATCTCGATATCAGGGTTCGGGTTTCGCATGACAACATCGCCAGCACAAACTTTGAGGTGTATGTTTCGCATCCCAACAGCCAGGGCGGGTTCGGTTTCTACGAGTTCGGTAAAAGCTCGGGGAATCAGCCCTATCTGAACTGGCTTCACGGCGGGTTGCAGGTGTCCAAAACATCGACGATCACGTGGGCGGCGGATGGGCTGGTCAGCGGCACCGCCTACTGGTTCGGTGTCACCCTCGACGTCGACAACGGCGCCGGCGGCAACACCGTCAAGTTCTACTACCACGCCGACACCGCCACCCCGCCGGCTGATATCACCACCTGGACGCTCCACGACACGATCACCACGGCTGGCACTACCAGCATCGACACTGGGACAGGCACACTCGTTATCGGGGAACGTGACAACAACCCGAACGGCACCGTCGAACCGCTTGTCGGGAACGCATATGCGGCTCAGCTCCGAAACGGGATCAACGGGCCGCTGATCGTGAACCCTGATTTCACGAAAAGTCCGTGGGTCGGGTTCGATATCGCGCCTGTGGTTCGGATGGACAGCGTCGGTGTTTTCTGGACATTGAACGGTGCCGCCGAAATCACCAACAATTCGGGTTCCCCCTACTACGGCAGTATTGTGCCGGTGCGCCGTGTGAAGATCATGGGGCTGGCAAACAACACGCTGCTCACTCAGTTCACCGGCTACATCAACTCGTGGCAGCAGAACTTTACCGGGCCGCATTCGGCGACATGCACGGTCAGCGCGACAGACAACTTCTACATGCTGTCGCGGGCCGCGCTTCCGTCGTCGCCGTACGTCCGGGAGGTCGCGGTGGACAGCCCGGTTCACTGGTGGCGACTCGGGGAGTCGCAGGGCACCGCCACGGCCTACGACAAGGTCGGCGGAGGGCAGAACTTCGGGATCTTCGACAACCCGACACAGGCGCAGCTCGGGCTGGTAACCAACGACGACACCGCCAGCACCTACTTTTTTCACTCGCAGCCGAACCGCTGCGAGTACCTCGGCGGCAACATCGTGACGAGTTTTCCATTCACCATCGAAGCGGTAATCAAGCTTTTCCCGAACGACGACGAATACCGTGTGATCTACTCCGATGACTACAACGTCGGAGGCGCCCAGGCGTTCACGTTCCGGGTCGCGGACAGCCTCTCAGCCGGTGGGGCCGGCACGGTAGGCGGCGGGTTCGCCGACGCGACCCTCGGGAAGCAGGTCGTGGTGACCTCATCGGTGCGTGTCGACGACGGCGCCGTCCACCACGTCGCAGCGGTCTTCACCTCCAACACGTCCGTGAAGATCTACGTGGATGGGGTCGACCGGACCGTCGTCGACACGATCAACGCGGCGTATCAGATCCCGGCAATCCGCTATCGCGCAGCTATCGGGAACCTCCCCATCGAGGATCCCGGCACCGGCCAGTTCGGCTTTGACGGGTTCTTGCAGGAAGTGGCCCTATATAACAAGTCGTTATCCGCGACCCGTATCGCCGCCCACGCGTCGGCTGCTTTGACGGCGTGGGCTGGTGACTCGCCCGGCGCCCGGGCTGGTCGCATCCTCGACATCGTCAACCTGCCGACATCTGACCGTGTGCTGTCCACCGGCTCGAGCGTCCTGCAAGCCGCGAAGACAGCGGGCCAGTCGGCGCAGCAGCACCTACAGACCGTCGCCGACAGCGAGTTCGGGAAACTGTTCATCGACGTGCATGGCGCCGTGGTGCTCAGAGGCCGGGTGGATGGGATCGACCAGACGTCGCAGGCGACGTTCGCCGATGTGCACAACACCGGGCTGACCTGCACCGTGATCAGCCCCGAATATACCGACCAGCTGCTCCGCAACGATGTGATCATCCAGCGCGACGGGGGGATCGGCGAGGAAGCCTCTGACGCGACATCGATCAAGAACTATCAGACGAACAGCTACAGCAAGAGCGGGCTGTTCCACAACTCTGACGATCTTTCCGAGGCCGGCGCCGAATACATCATGGCGAACTATAAGGACCCGTTGCAGCGCATCTCAGGGCTGGTGGTCGAAGCCCACGCCGACCCGGTGAACCTGTTCCCGCAGGTGTTGGTCCGCGACTTGGGAGACTGGATCACCGTCGTCTACACCCCGATCGGGATCCCGCCTGCGATCACCCAGGTGACCGTCATCGAGGGGATACGCCACGACTTCACCCCGAAGCGGTGGGTGACCTCCTACAGCCTGTCCCCAGCGGACACGAAGCATTATTGGAAGCTCGGAGTGACCGGCTTCGGGGAACTTGGGGTCAACAGCCGTCTCTTTTTCTGAGCCCCACACGCCAAAGGACCCCCCGGCGCTGGGGGGTCCTTTGCTTTCTCGGGTTTGCGGCTTAGCGGGTCTGGTCTGCCGGCGTCGGCCACGCCCCGGGGACGTTCTTGCTGGGAGTCCAACGCCCTCGCCAGTAGATACTCATGAGCCACCCGACAGGGCCCATCCAGACAGCGAAGGCCACGATCGCCGCCCACACGAGCAGCCGGATGCTGTTCCACCACTCAAGTTTCGGGCGGAAACCCTTGAGGTTGTGCCAGATCTTCACAGCTGACAAGACCCAGATCGCTGCCATGGCGGCTAGCAGAACGGCTGAGAACACCACGCCCATCAAAATGCTCCTCTCACAGAATCCCGAATCACGCCGGCGGCAACCCGAGATCGGCCCGGACGATGCTCACAGCCGCGTGCACCTTCCCCGCGTCGGCGGTGAACTGCTGAACGAACGCAGTCGCACTGAAAAGGTTGTCGGCGGCGGCGCTTGCCTGTCCAAGATCGGCTTCGAGGCCAGCGTCGGCGGTCACGAGGCTGTTCACATCCGGCTTGATCGTGGCGGGCCAGGGCAGCCGCAACAGCTTCTGGTCAGTCTCGTCGAACGCTTTGACGACCGGGTCCGCGATGTTCCCGATAGCGGCACTCGACGGGTTAGCACCCAACTGGGACCATTTCGTCTGGAACGTCGTCCCGGCGTCGTTGGCTGGCGCGACGGCGGCCTGATACGCCTTCCCGAGGTCAGACAGCGAAAGTGAAGTGGTGGTCGGCTGCGTCGAGTCGGTCGTCGCCGGCTTGGCCGTGGGGTTCGTGGCAGCGGCCGTTTTGGATGGTGAGCCGCCGCAGCCGGCGAGGAGGATCATCCCGCCTGCCACGCTGATCGCACCGAGGGTTCGCAACACGTTGTTCTCCGATCTGGGTTGTTAGGGGTGTCGGCAGGAATTGGAAGAACTTGAGAGATTCGTCCCTCAGGGGACAGGCAGGGGCGGCGCCCCGAACGTGTCGTTGGGCCCGGTGAGGCAGGAGAACCGGGCGGCGTCCCACAACGGGTAGCCGGCCGGGCAGATGAGCCCGAGCGGCGGGGTCGGTGTGGCGGTCACCGTGTGGGCGACAGGCGGTGCCTTCACCGCCGGTGGGCTGTAACCGATCACCAGAAACCCGGCCACCAGGACGGCGGCAAAGAACGGCCGGCGGTACCGTACGCGGACGCCATGAGGATTAGACGAGGTTGGGAGAGTGCGCACATGGCTCAGTGGTGGCCGACCGTTAACTGCACCCAACACGGCTACGGGCTTGCTGTCTATGAGGTCCGAGGTAACGAGGTGTTCCCGACGATTACGAACAGCCGGGATCCCTACGGACTCGCCATCTACGACATCCGCCGCGCCGACGTTTACCCGACGGTCAATAACGTTCATGATCCCTACGGACTCCCCGCGTATGAGATCCGAGGGGGTCAGGTCTGGCCCACAGTGAACAATCAGCGGGACCCGTACGGCCTCGCAACGTTCGACATCAGATGATTGTTGAGAGATGACGGCGAGGCGGCGGACGATCATCGGGGACCCCGCAGCTTCTGCTCGAGACGGGCCATGTCCTTGTCGCGGCCGTGTCGCCACGAACGCCACAAACCGAGCGGCCAGAAGACCACCCAGAGGGTCACCCGCCCGGCCCACTTCACGACGGCCCACAGCATGCGCAGGGCCCACCGGGCGATCCTGAGGGCGGTTCGGGTGATGGTGACGGTGGCGGCCCAGCCCCATCTGAGGACAGCGACGACGGCGACGGCGAGCCGTCTGGCGGTCACGGTCCGGTCACGGATTACCTTGGACGGGCCGCTATCAGCTGGACGAATCCCAAGCTTGTCGTTCGCGAAACCGCTGGTAGAGGGCGATTCTGTGGACTGGTCGATACCAGCCGACACATGGTCAACGAGACGGCGAATCATATGGACTCCTTAGTCGGCGGCTGTGAAGCCGCAGGTCACAGCAGGTTTTTCGGTTCGGTGGGTGGTCAACTTGAGGGTGGCGGTCACGATCCGGTCACGGAATCGACGAGGGCCGCTACGGCCCGGGCTGCGCCCTGGTCGTCGTCGGGCATCACATGGGCGTACCGGTCGAGAGTGAAGCTGGCCGAGGCGTGACCCAGGCGGCGGGACACCACCTTCACGTTGGCTCCGGCCCGCAGGAGCAGGGCGCAGTGGGTGTGACGAAGATCATGGAACCGGATCCTCGGGACGCCGGCGGTTTTCACCCTGCGGTCGAACATCTGGGAGACGAGGCCAGGGTCGAGCTGGCCGCCGTCGATCCCGCAGAACACCAGCCCGTTGTCACGCCAGCCCGGGCCGAGCAGGAGCCGTCGTTCCATCTGCCGACGGCGATGATCTTTGAGCGCCGCGACAGTCTCGCCGTCGAGGTCGATGGTGCGGCGGCCGTGGGAGGTCTTCGGGACCTCTCTGGTGACGATCTGACGGCCCATGGGGACGATCTGGCGGTGGATACGGATGCGTCCGGCGTCGAGGTCGACGTCGTCCCATAGCAGCCCGAGGAGTTCGCCTCGGCGGGCCCCGGTCATCGCCGCTGTCCGGAAGAAGGCGAACTGGTCGTCGCCGGCGACTGATATCAGGAACTGCTTGAGCTCGGTTGGTGTCCAGAACGCCATCTCCGGCGCCTGGGCGGATTTCGCTGACGGGGCGGTCGCGGCCAACGCCACGTTCCGAGCGACCAGCCCTTTCTTCTCGGCGTCACCGAGGGCTTTCTGTATGACGGTGGCGACCATCCGCACGGTGCGGGCCGACAGCCCACCCTGCCCGTTGAGGCGTCCTTCGGTGAGGAGGCGGCTGTAGAGCCGGTCGAGGTCGGCGACTCCGAGGGCTTGGAGTCTCCCGGCGCCGATGCTGGGGAGAACATGCGTCTCGAGGTTGCGCCGATAGCTGAAGATCGTCGTGGGGCTGAGTCCTTGCACCTCGAGCCCGGCGAGCCAAACCCCGAACCACTCTGCGACCGTGATTTTCGTCGGCTCGGTGAACGTGCCGGCGTCGAGGGAACCGTTCAGTTTGGTGAGCTCGGCTTGAGCCTCACGCTTCGTTCTAAAGCCCCGGCGGCGGATCTGTCTGCGTGGTGCGCCGAGCGGCGCGACGTCGACTACGAAGCCCCACAGGCCGCTCTCTGGGTCCTGCCGGATCGTTCCTCGTCGGCTCACTGGGTGAGCCAGTCTTCGACCTCGTCGACACTGAGGCTGTAGGCGTTCGGGGTGGCGCCGGCGACGACGGAGTTCGTGTCGGCGTCGACGATCATCCAGCCTTCGTAGTCGTACGCCCTCGGGTCGCGGCGGCGGGACTTCTCGAGCCGGTAGCCCTGGCGTTGCGCCATGCGCCGCAGCCGGTTTTCCCGCACCTTCTCGTCGGTCACGTCTTTCCCTCCTATCAGGTAATGCCCGGAGCTATGCCAGACGGTAAGCCGGAAGGTATGCGTTGTCAACGCAGCGAGAAGGTATCTAACGCCCAATCTGCCCATAATTTCCGGCGGGTGGGAAGAAAAATGTCCCCGGGTTCACTGTCGCAGGCGCGTGCGAATATCCCAGATATTCCGCAATCGTTCCCACTAATCATCACCATTCCGCTGCTCGACATAGGAGCATCTGTGAGCATGATTCCCGACCCGGCCGACGAACCGACTATCAGCGTCCAAAGAACCGCGGCGATCCTCGGCGTAGCCAAGTCGGCTGCCTACGTCGCTGTGCAGAAAGGCCAGATTCCAGCCTTCCGCATCGGCCGCCAGCTCAGGGTGCCGACAGCGTGGCTGGTGAAAATCACAAGCGCCGACCAGAACGCCATCGCCTCATAAGGAAAGGCTCCCAGCCGAAGCCAGGAGCCCTCACCCATGCCGCTTACTCAAGGCGGCCACCCACGAAAGGATCGCAAGTGCATCGTACCAACAACGTCAACTCCGCCGGTTCAACCCCGGCGGAAGGTGAGTAGGGACGTCAAGAGCCCCTCGAGGGCCAGACCATCCATGCAAGTCCGAGCCGCCATCGAAGCCGCCATCGAAACCATCATCGACGGCAACACCGATGAAGCGCTCGGAATCCTCGCCGCCGCCCTGACGTGGCTGCCTGCCTGGTCGTCGTCATGAGCGTCATCCTCGAACATCCCTGGTCGTGGGACGACATCCCACCTCTGGACGACCAAGACGCCCCATCCCCGAACGGGCAACATCCAAGATCCAAAGGCCACGCCGAACGGGTCGAGCATCACGCCGACGAACTCCGAGCTCGACGGGAAGCACGCCGGCTTGTCGACGAAGAAGAGTCGGGACTGACCCCCGTCCAGTTCGAAACGGTCACCGCGACCGAGTTCCTCACCATCGAGTTCCCCGCAGACCCGACCGTCATCGACCGGTTCGTCGTCGAAGGTGGCAACACCCTCGTCGTCGCCCCCAAGAAAACGGGGAAAACGACACTCGCCGGGAACCTCGGCCGGTCACTTGTCGAAGGTGTCCCGTTCCTCGGCGCGCTGGCCTGCTCGAAACCACGCCGCTCCTACCTGATGAACCTAGAGATGTCAGACCCGATGCTCCAAGGTTGGCTGACCGACATCGGTATCCACCCCGACGCCCGCGATCGGCTCGTTGTCAGCCGCAACCTCCGCGGCCGCTCCATCGCCCTCACCAACACCACGGTCAGGAAGGAGATCGCCAAACAGCTCGCCGGCGACGGAATCGAAGTGTGGCTGATCGACTGCATGCGGCCCCTCATCGCCGCCTGCGGGTTCAGCGAAAACGACAACGCCGAGATCTCCCGGCTCCTCCTCTACGTCGACGAAATCAAACACGAAGCCGGCTGCCACACCAGCGTCGGATTCCACCACGCCGGGAAAGGCGAAGTCGAAGACGGCCGTGAATCAGGCCGAGGAGCGTCCGCCTGGGGCGACTGGCCCGACGTATCGGTCTACCTCACCAAAGACAAAGCCAATGTCCGTTACATGCGCACAGAAGGCCGTCTCGACGACATCCCCGAATCCCGCCTCGACTACAGCTACCCCACCCGCCGCCTCACCCTCGCCGGCGAAGGCGAATCCCGCCAAGACACCCGACTCAACACCGCCGTCGCAGCCGTCACCGAAGCCGTCCACGAAAACCCCGGCATCAACAAGAGCGGTCTCACCCGGGCCATCCACCACGCCGTCAGCAATACCGCCGACAAAGACGCCGCCATCTCCGAAGCGCTCAGACAAAAACGCATCCACTACCTCCCCGGCCCCAACCGCCAACAACTCCACTACCCCGGCCCCCGCCCATGAGTCCCACCAGTCCCACCAAGTCAAACCAAAGTCCCACCAGGTGCCACCAGTGCAGTGGTCCCACCACCCCTATAGGTGGGACCACCACCACCACCACACCAAACCCCCAACCCAGTCCCACCAAAACCACGCTTGGTAGGACCCAAAATTGGGTCCTAGACCTGTTGGTCTTCCTGGCCGGGCTCGAACCCCTTAGTTGCACTGTGCACGTATATGCCAACGATGCGCGGGGCAGGCGTGAGGCTGGCGGGCCGTGACCAGCTCGTGACCGCTACCCGAATCCATACCCCTTGACCTGCGTCTTTGCCTTGTCCGTCTGACTACCGATCACACCGACCTTCGAGCGCCGGGAGCGCCCACCACCGAGGAGAACCAAAGTGACATCCATCTGCCCCACCTGCGGAAGCACCAGGGTGCTCACCGGCAGCTTGGGTGACCGTGGCCGGCGCCGATGCATGAGCTGCGGGTCGACCTGGCGGGACCTCGCCGACCTGGACCCCGACACCGAAGGACGCGAGCGATGAGCCGCCGCCAGCAGTGCACCGCCAAGAGCAAGCGGTCCGGTGAACGATGCCGACACTGGGCGATGAACGGCTCGCAGGTCTGCCACATGCACGGCGGCCGGGCCCGCCAGGTCAAAGCGAAAGCGAAACGGAACCTCGCCGAGCTCGAAGCGTCCCGGTTCCTTCAGTCCATCGAGGTTGTCCCGGTCGAGAACCCGATCGTCGAGTTGCAGGCGGTGGCCGGGCGGGCGAAAGCGTTCATGACCTACGTCGAATCCCGGTACTTGCAGAGCGACGAGCCCGCATGGTTGCAGCTTGCAGGCAAGGCGATGTACGAGTTCTCCCGCCAGTGCGAGACGCTCGCCAAGTTGTTGCCGGCGGTGGGTGCGCCGGGCCATCCCGAGACGGACAGTGTGTTGGATGTGCAGATCCGCGAGTTGGCGGAGCGGCTGCATGCCCGGTCGGAGTCGGGTGCTGACCGGTGGGATTCGGCGGGTCATGTGCTGCGCGAGTTGGCTTGGAATGGGCCGGACCGGTCGTGTTGGTCGGAGGAGGACCGGGCCCAGGCGTTTCGGTTGTTGCGCTTGGCGGTGGATGCGCTTGCGGTGTGGGGGCATCCGTCTGAGCCGGCTGGCTATTCGGAGGTGCCGGCGCCTAGGGGGCTGCCTGAGGCGGTGGAAGACGCGGTAGTTATCGAGGTACCGGCTGCGCCTCGGAAGCCCGCAGAACGCCATTCAGAGCCGTCTGGTGGGTCTGTGCCGGCGTGGGCTGCCCCTGCTGCTGATGTGAATGCTGGTTTGAGGCGGGATGGGGGTTGGTGATGGGGCCGATTCGTTGTCGGGCTGATTGGGTGGCCGGCTATCAGGGGGCGTTGGAGCGTTTGAAGGCGGCTTCGGTGGCGGGGGATCGGCCGGGGATGTTCGCTGGGTTGCGGGTTGTGCAGGCGTATGAGCGGCTGCCTGCGATGTTCGGGTTGTGGTGGTGATGGCCGGGTCGACGGGATTGGTGTCTCCGCCGCGGCAGTGCACGACGTGTGGTCGGCGGCTGTCGGATGTCTGTGGCCGCTGCTATCACCGTGGTCTGGTGCCGGTGCAGGATCCGTTTATCCGTGAGGGGTTGGACGCGGCGGCGGAGATCCTGCGTGCGGTCGCGGACGCGCTGGCGGATGAGGCGGCTACCCGCGCTGGGGATCGTGGTGCGGTGCGTCATTCGACGCCGGGCCGGGTGATCCGGCTTTACGAGCTGGCTGAGAGGGTCGAGGGGTGGCCGGGGTGACGGAGCGCTCAACTTCGGTGACTTTTCACCGACCTCCGCCGGCGCCGCCGGAGCAGCGGGTGTTGTTGGATCGGTGGTGGTCGTCGGGTCGTCCGGAGCGTCGGTGGCATTGGCCGTTGCCGGCGGGGGTGAGCGGGTTGCAGGCGTTCGCTGAGTGGGCTGTCGGCGCTGCTGGTTTGTCGCCGGTGGAGCTGACTCGGATCATGGGCTGGTCGACGAAGGGGTTCGACGAGCTGCTGGCCGGCTAGCTGCCTGCGGGGTCGAGGACGGCCCAGGCGAATTCGAGGAGCCGGGTGGTGGTCTGTTCGAGCTCGCCGGGTTCGAGGATGAGGTCGTCGGCGGTGATGGCGGTGATGATGTCCTCGGCGAGCTGGGCGTGATCCAAATAGGGCGTCACTGGGGGGCTGCTTTCTGTCGGGGGATATCCCCTTATCGTCGTTGCCCGCTGTTTCCTGAGGACAAATGTGTTGATGTAGGTCGTTGTCGGACGGCTGTGCGGCATGTTTCGACAAAAGAGAAAGCGGCCCCCCACCCGATAAGAGGGGCCGCTTTCTTGGCGCACTACCCGACGTGACGCGGGCTGGAGGCAGGCTGACAAGACCTGGTGCCGCCAGCCATATTCTACCCCCATGTTCGTTCAGTTTTCCGAACAAACCTGAGGTACTATCTGTTCATGATGATCGAACGGACTTTGCAGAGTGTGGCTGGCACGTTTGAGTTGCCGGTGTTGGCGGATGACGATCCGCTTTCCGGCGAGCTGGACGAGGCTTATTTCAAGTTGGCTCGTGGTGAAGCCGGCGCGGAGGCGGCTGTCGCGGCTGTTGAAGCGAAGATCAATGAGCGGGAAGCGTCGAAGCGCCGTGAGGCCGAGGTTGCCCGGCGTGCTGCTGCCCACCAAGAGCGCCTTATTGAGGCTCAGAAGGCCAAAGAGCAGGCCGAAGCCCTGAGGCGCGCCGCTGACGCCCGGGCCGCTCTTGAGCCGATGTGGGCCGAGTTGGATGCTCACGCGGTGGCGTTCGCCCGGGTCGCTGTGAAGATCATGGGGCTGTCGATGTCTGAGGCGAATGCGTCGCCGCATGATGAGATCGTTGAGCGGTTCAGGGTGGCGCTTTACCGTCAGAGCGACGGTGTTGTTCAGCGGCGCCTGCTGAACGAGATTGGCCGTCCGCTTCCCCATAACCGTCAGATCGACCAGACGACCACCGAGTCGCTTCTTGAGAGCGAGTGATCGTGGAAGTCAGTTGGTTCGATGAGGCCGGTGTGCGGGTCACCACATCCGATCGCCACCCCGGCTATCGGCGGTTGCTGGCGAAGCAGGCCGCGGAAGCTGAGAGTCGCAGGTTGAAGAAGATCGAGGTTGATCGGGTCGATCTTGTCGAGCGTGGTGCGAATCCGGGTGCCCGGGTTCAACTCGTGAAAACCGAGGACGAGGCTGCGGCCGCGGCGAAGCAGGACCGGCTGGCTGAGATCACAGCGGAGAACGAGAAGCTCCGTAAGCGGCTCGCGAAGCTCGAGAAGGCGCAGGCGGAGTCTGCGGCTGCCTCCGAGGGCCGGGCGGCTGGTGTGACACCGTCGGCTACCCCGGCGTTGCCGAAGGATGAGCCCGGGGTGGTGCGGCCCACGTTGGACGGCGGCCATGGTGTTTCTGATGCCGGGCGTTACAACCCGGTGCCGGGTGACCAGCTCGGGGAGCTCGCGGACAAGCTTGACAGGATGGTGCGGCGAGGTGACCTCACCTCGGCTGCGGCGTCAGAGATGTTCACTCGGCAGCGGCTCCGTCTTGCTGCGCCGGCGGATTCTCTGACCAAGGCCGCCGGCGCCAACCTTCCATCCGATGAGGAGCTCGACGAGCACGCCGCGGCGTTGATGGATCTGGCTGCTCGGTCTGGGAAGCCGCTTACCCGCGACGAGGCTCGAGCGCATCTCAATCAGGTGATGAAGGACGTGTCTTCGGCGCCTGGTATCGACATCGAAGGTCCGCTCGTGGAGTACGCCTACGCCAAGCTAAATGTGTCGCGGCCGATCAATGAGCTCGAGTTGCGCAAGGAGCTGCGCCGGCGTGAGCGGGCCGTGACGCCTCTCACGAAGGGTCAGGGGCTCCTGATCGGCGCTCGGGTTATGAAGGGGCTCAGCCAGGCGCAGGTGAGCCGGGAAACCGGTATCAGCAAGACGACGATCAGCATGATCGAGTCGGGTCAGTCGCCGGTGTCTGGCACGGTCGCGTTGCGGCTCGCCGAGGCGTATGGCCTCGAGGGCGCCGACGCTTTGCAGTGGTGCCGTGAGGTCAGCCGTCCGAAGCCGGAGGGCTGATCCGGTGGACGTCATCTCGGATTACGACCGGGAACACCCGCCTCCGCCGCCGATCGAACCTGGCATCCCCACCGCCGCGGACCTGATCGAGAAGCGATGGGGACTGTTTTTGGAGGATGGACGTCGCTGGTCGCGGACGAACACGTTCCCTGACACGGTCGACAAGGCCGAGGTTGAGGCCGCCCGCGACGAAGACATCCTGAACGCGCTCCAAACCGCGTTCCGCGATGTGCGGCCGGTCCTCGAAGCGATCGATATGGCGTGCATCAATGGCGGCGGGTCGAACTATGAGGCGGCGGTCGTGCGGATCAAGGGTGCCTACAAGGCGTGGATGCGGTCGGTGATGGGCTGATGGACGACCTCGACCTCTCGATGCGCGTCGGTGTGATCGAGGAACGCCTCGTTGACATCGGCACCGTGTTGGCCAGGATCGACCGGCGCCTCGAGGAAGCCCTTCACCTGCTGCGCCTCGATCGCCACTCGGTAAGCGAAGGAGCCCGATGAGCCTACGAGAACAGATCCTCTCAGCACCCGCCGCGGCCAGCGAGCAGGTCGACGTGCCCGGCTGGAATGCCACCGTCGAGGTGCGTCCTCTGTCCCTGAAAGCGAAAGCTGATGTGTACCGCGATGGTGTGGACGGCGACGAACCGGCTGTGGAGAAGCTCTACCCGGCGTTGGTGATCGCGTCGGTGTTCGACCCGGTGACGGGGAAGCCGGTGTTCACCAAGGCTGATGCTGAATGGTTGGCTGATCAGCCCGGTGGTGCTGTTGAGCTGCTGGCACAGAAGGCGTTGGGGCTGTCGGGTTTCACGAAGAAGCCAGCCGAAGAGGGCTGAGCGGTGGCCGACGAGTTCAAGCTCACCGGGATACCCGAACTCGAAGCGGCGCTCACCGAAGCCGGCGGGCTCGCCCTCGAAGCGTTCGCGTCGGCGATGCTGCAAGAACAGGAACAGATCATCTCCGACGCGAAGCGGCTCACCCCCGTCGACACTGGTGTCCTGAGAGCTTCCGGGACGGTGTTGCCGCCGGTGATTACGGGGACGCAGGTGGAAGTACAAGCCGGGTTCGGCGGGGCAGCGTCGGCCTATGCGGTCCCGGTCCACGAACGGATGGGTGTGCACCATCCGACAGGGCAGGCCAAGTTCCTTGAACAGCCGTTTTTGGAGCGGGCAGCGACGTTGCCGGCGAAGCTCGCCGCGAAGGTGGCAGCAGCCTTTGAAAGGTTGGCCCGCTGATGGCTCTTGAGGTTGCCCAGCTCATCGCTACCCTGCGAGGGGACACGAGCGGGTTCACGACGTCGATGAAGCAGGCCAACGCGGACGCCGCAGACTTCGAGGCGAAAGCGAAGGGTCACTTCGCTGGGGTGTCCGGCGCGATCAAGGGGATCGTCGGCGCGGTCGGCGCGGTCGGGTTCGCCGAGATGGCCGAGAAAGCGATCGAAAGCGCTGATCAGCAAGAGACGGCGTTCACGTCGCTCAAAACCACGATGCAGAACTACGGCCTCGGCACGAAACAGGCTGAGGATTCGGTTGACGCCTTCATCAAGAAGCAGGCCGCGGCGAACGGGTTCATGGAAACCGACGTCACGAACGCCTACAACAGCATCATCTTGGCGACGAAGAACACGTCGGCCGCGAACACCGACCTGTCGCTCGCCGAGGACATCGCCCGGGCGAAACACATCGATCTCGCCTCCGCGGCGAACATGGTGGCGAAAGCGGCTGATGGGAACACGACGGCGCTGGTCCGTCAGTTCCCCGCGGTGAAAGAACTCGTGGCGCAGCACGCCTCAGCGAAACAGATCTTGGATGCAGTGACATCCTCGGTGAAGGGGCAGGCGCAGGCGTTCGATAACACCAGCGGTGGCGCCACCGCCCGTTTCAAGTCGTCGATCAACGAGCTTGAGATCACCGTCGGTGACAAGCTGATCCCGGCGTTGGTGAAGCTGGTCGACATCGGCCAGGGTGTCATCAAGTTCTTCTCGGATCATCCGACAGTCACGAAGTTCGTGGAGGCGGTCGCCGCGTTGGGTGTCGCGGTTGTGATCGTCAACAAGGCGACCGCGGCGTGGAAGGCGACCACGGAGGCGTTCACCGCTGTGCAAGCGATCTTCAACGCGGTGTTGGACGCGAACCCGATCGTTCTCGCAACCATCGCGATCGTGGCGATCGGCCTCGCGTTGTACGAGGCGTACGAGCATTGCAAAACCTTCCGGGACATCGTCAACGCCGTTTTCAGTTGGATCGCCGGGTTCGTCAAAGGCGCGGTCGATGTCGTGATCGGCGTGTTCGATCATCTGAAGGATGCGTTTACGAGCACGGTGTATTGGATTCGTGACCGGATCAACGACGTCGTCGGGTTCTTCTCCGGTCTGCCCGGCAGGATCGCCTCGATCGGCGCCCACATGTTCGACTTTCTCATCAACAGCTTCA